GCACGCTAAGATCTAGCGCACCTAAGAGTGACTGTGCGCTAGCTCTCTTGTGTAGAGAGCAAGGGCCTACCGTGCTCCGTTCTTATCAGAACGGAGCCACCCACCGCAGTTTGGTGCCGACGACTACGGGACGTCCAGAACGTTCCAAATGTTGTGGGTCCTCCTGCAAAACAGGAGAAGCCAAACACTTCAATAGAGCTGGAATACCAGAGATTTTTGGGCCTCTGATAACCGGCTTGAGAACATATGCCCTGACTCTAGGGGCATGCATCTCAGCGTCCATCCTTTCTGTCACGTAAGGCAAAAAGGAAAGACGGCCTATTGCAGGTGAAGTCGGTTCGACGATTGGATAATGTCCTTTTAAAAGAACAGAAATCCGTTCATCAAGCCAACTAGCAGTCTTCCACATACCGCGCAAGTACAGGCGGTTGCGAAATTCTACTAGAGCCTTCACTTTGGTTCCATCCTTCCGTGATTGAGGAAATTCCTTCTTTAACCGAACGGGTGTTACATCCTGTCCGGCGTAGAAATCTCCTCCACAAGACTCTCGGAACTTGCCGTTCCAGAAAGACTTGCGATCGTTAACCTTGAAGCCAAATGCCTCAAGATGATCGATCACGGATATGACACAGTCTGTGGGGACAATGATATCGTCCCCATAGACACGCACTTTACCACGGAGCTCTTTCAAATAGCTCCGCGTAAGTGGCCTACCCTGTGCATTTGAAACTCCCATCAAGACGATGATCAAAAAGACCATCGCCTCAAACGGGAAACACAGGGCGGAACCCATAGACGCAAATTTCCGTAGGTTGGGGATACACAATCCCAACTCGGAAATTTCTGCTCTGCTACTCCTCGTAGCATCAACCGCAGCGGCAAGCCACGGGTGATTCTCGAGAATTAGCTTTACAAGCAGATAAGGAACACGGTCACTTGCTTCCTTTAGATCAAGGGTAGCAAGCATACCTGTTAGGGAACCATCACGAGCCAAATCCCGGTTAGGGATTTGGTCCGTGAAACCAAGGAGGCCAGAACATGGCTCCTCTGGGTCTTCTAACTCTAGGACTAAACGACGGAGTATGCCCTGCTGCATGAACTGCATGTAGGACGGCTCCATCGCTATTACCCTAGGGCTCCTTAGCGTTTTAGGTACTGAGATCACCTTAACAGGCATCTCTTTACCAGGTTCAAGGAACTCGATCTGGTCAAGGAGGTCGAAGTGCCTCCAGATCGGAAGGACGAACTCCCCATGGGAAGACGCTTTCCAATCTCTGAGTCCATTGCGGCATTCTGAACTTGTTGTTCCCAACAAGTCCATCTGCCGTAGACCCAGGACCATGAGCAGGCTGAATAGCACCAGTATAGACATCGCTGTCCACACTAGTGCAAACATCAGCAAACAGCAGCCGGGAGGTCCGGGAGAAGCTCTGTAAGAGCGCCTCTGGGACCGTACTTTCCCATGCTTCAAGTTCCTTCTCACATTCTACGTAGGCCTGCATCGCGCGAACTACACGTGAATCACTACACGGAAGTTCGATCTTTGCAAACAGGTTAGTTAACTGCCTGATCGCGAAGATGCAATCGATGCTTGGCATCGGTAGAAGTTGACCACTTACCTCATCGAACACTTGACGCATGAAACCCTGTAGGAATACAGGGACCATGTAGGTGTTCGGACCTTTCCTTGAAAACTTGAAAGGTCTGAACTCCCGGAGGTCAACATAACCTCGGTCGAGAGCTTTTTCAAACTCTTTTCCGAAGTCGGGAAGGGTTATCGTTAGGAACGAAAACCCTTCGTGTTCGACACGACGTTTGACGGTTTTAATGTCAAACGTAGTGCAAGTGTGGCACCACTCCGCCAATTCTTCAGCGGAGATGCACCATAGATCTATCAGGCTTTTCATGCTTCCTCAATTCATCATTGGGGTAATGCATCCTTAGTCACAATAGATCTGCATCTCTTACGAGGACAGTCGTTAAAGACTGCATCCGCTAGCAGAACTGATTACTCAGTTCTGTCCCTGAACAAGCTTCAGGGCATTCGCGTTCGTCGAAGCCGTGAGCCACGCAGTAAGCGCGTTCACGGAAAGCACTGCAGTAGCGGGATCTACGATCCCGTTAGTTGCAGGCGTATCGACGACGAGGTACACAGACGTCGACTCATAAGCCGACGTGCCGGTTACGAAAGGACTGGGATTAACCAGTCCCACGTTCAAACGCGCCATACGGCGCGTTCGACGGCCGTACTGGTGACTCAACTCCAAAGCGAAGTCAGAGCCACCAGTGCCTGTTGCGTAGAAACGTCCAGAGTTAACTCCGGACGAAACACGCACCAGACTCTGTGCAACCGCGTTATATGTAACGGATTGCGGATCGGCATACGCCATGTGACAGATCTCCTAGTGAGTGATGTCATATCTGACATCGTGATGGTTCTGGAGGCTTATGACGCTCCAGTTCGCCATTCACTACCAGTGGCTAACGCCAACGGCAGCAAGGATCGCCTTCTGTTGTAAAGTCAAACCAACATAAGACAATCCAAATCCGTACGGAGTCGCGGGAAATCGCATCTTCCACTCTTCTAGTTGAGTGAATTGCAGTCCAGAAACTAGAGAATTACCTCCAGCAGTCCAAACTGCTTGCTGCTTTTTATGGGTCATGATATACCCATAAAGAAGATGCAAACCGTCGTGGGAAAATGCGCCGACGTTGTGTAAAACATCGCCGACGTTAAAAGCCCAATCGACAGCCCACGACCACGGAGCAGCGTCCCAGACAATCTCAGGTGTCAATTCATTGACACCTAAGCCCAATATTCTATTGGCATAATCGGCGTGCTTCTGCATAGCCGACATGTTGGCACGGGAAACGGGTAAGAAGTATTCAAAACACCCCTTAAACCAAACATCTGTAGTGCTTATAGCACTATAGCTGTTCGCTGTTCCTTGCGTGCAAAGTGACGCCAAGGTTCCATCTACAGAATAGATGGTTAAGCCCCTTGACGCCAAATCGAACGTCGATGATTGCGGAAACGCATATCCGACACGGGTTTTCTTCCCGTTGCCGGCGTCCAAGTCAGCCAATATCTGGTGACTGTTCTTAACAGCCCTCATAGAATCGAGGATGTCTTGAACAAATGGACGCCAACCGAATTCCAGGTTAAGGTACTCATCTCCTAAGCCCTTGAAGAACTTTGTCTTCTCGCGCCAAAGAGCGGAACCTACCATCTTTGGGATGGC